GAAGCAGTAGGCGAGTACTCTTATACATTAGAATACAATGGCGAAGGCCCAAGCGGTTATACAAAACATATTCTTACAATCACATCACCAGAAGGTGAAAGCAAAAAAGTAGCAGATGACTTCACATACTTTGAACCAGAAGAACAAGACATGCAGGCTGAATTAGAATCTTGGTTTAAACATGGACATGGCGTAGGCGATGAACAACAAGAATCCATTGAAGAAGGTCATTGTGATGTATGTGGTGATGAGCCAGAAGCAGATGAACAAGAAAGCCACAAATATGAAAAACATCATTCAACTAGCACCGGCTCAGTTTCAGTAGAAGCAAGTGCAGAAACAATTGATGAACTTAAAGTATTGTTAAGAAAAGTTGGAATTACATTGCCAAGCGGTGAGCCAGAACATGATGACATGCCTAAAGAACCTATGAAAATTGTAAAAGTAGATATGCCAGATGCACCTGTAAATCCATACAATAGTGGTGAACAACCAAAAGACGAAAAGCAAGTTTTAACTAATATTATTAGGGATAGACTTAAAGATTATCTACGCAATAGTCAATCCTAAGCATTTTTCCCCCAAAAAATAACTAAATAACAGTATGCCAAAAGGAACGGTAAATACTGAGTTAGTAAAATCTGCTTACTCTAAAGAATTATATGACCAAGACATGCTGAGAGAGTTTCAGCAATGTTGTGATCCTATTGACGGTCCTATGTTCTTTATGAAGCAGTATGTCAGAATACAGCACCCAACAAGAGGTGGAATCAAATTTGTACCTTTTGATTATCAAGAAGACTTAGTAAAAAACTACAACGAACATAGATACAGTATTAATATGCTGGGCAGACAGATGGGTAAAACTACTGTAGCCGCAGGATACTTACTATGGTTTGCTATGTTTAAACCAGACAGTACAATATTAGTAGCGGCTCATAAGGCGGCAGGTGCCAGTGAAATTATGCAACGTATTAGATATGCATACGAAACTATACCTAATCATATTAGAGCAGGAGTTGTAGAATATAACAAAGGAAGTATTACATTTGATAATGGTTCACGTATAGTTAGTAGTACAACAACTGAAAACACTGGTAGGGGTATGTCACTTACATTAGTTTACTTAGATGAGTTTGCATTCGTACCGCCACGTATCGCGGCTGAGTTTTGGACATCTCTTTCACCAACATTAGCAACAGGTGGTAAATGTATTGTTACTTCAACACCAAATAGTGACGATGATACTTTTGCTGGTATTTGGCATCAGTCTCAAAAAACAGTAGATGAATATGGTAATGAACAAGATGTAGGTATAAATGGATTTAAAGGTTATCTTGCTAAATGGCATCAACATCCAGATAGAGATGATAAATGGGCCGAAGAAGAAATGGGCAGAATTGGTGAAGAACGTTTTAGAAGAGAACATGAATGTGAATTCATCATATACAACGAAACATTAATTGATGCTTTATGTTTGGCTAATATGAAGCACACAGACACCTTGTATAGAACAGGAGAAGTTCGTTGGTACTCTAGACCCAAGAAAGATAATATGTATGTTGTAACATTAGATCCTTGTGCAGGTACAGGTGGAGATAATGCCGCAATACAGGTAGTTGAATTACCTACTATGAAACAAGTAGGAGAATGGTGTCACAATAAAACACCTGTTGAAGGACAAGTTAGAACATTACGAGAAATTTTAAAAGAAATAGAAGCATATGAACCGAGAGAAATTTACTGGACAGTGGAAAATAACACAATTGGTGAAGCCGCACTTGTTGTTATACGAGACACAGGTGAAGAAAATTTTCCAGGTCAAATGTTACATGATCCTGTAAAAGTTCAAGGCAAACGTGGACGTAAAGGATTTCATACAAGTGCTAAAACTAAAATGGATGGTTGTATAACATTAAAACGATTTATAGAACAAAATAAATTAAAAGTATATAGTAAAGCATTTTTAAGAGAATTAAAATGTTTTGTTGCTAGAGGCAATAGTTTTTCTGCACAACCTGGAGAAACAGATGACTTAGTAATGAGTATGGTTATTGCATGTAGAATGGTAAATTATATTTCTACATTTGAAGATGACATATTTGACGTAGTAAATCAGAACATTAGAGGCGATGGAGAACTTGACCGTTCTGATGATGAGCCGTTTGACGAATATGATGAACCAATGCCAATTGGACTACTTTAGATAAATACAAGTAGGAGATAAATAAATGGCAATAAGTGTAAAAACAGTAGCAGACAAAGTCTTTAATTTATTAAAAGGCTATGGTTACGAAATTGATACTTTTGATAAAGTAGGTGAAGTTGTTGGTAACCCTGCAGACGCAATTAGATTTTACGTTGATAGTCCTAATTTACTTGTTACACTAAACGTACCTAACGAAGAAATACGTTTTAGTGTGTCTGAGAATACAAAAGACACAGATACAATTAGGTCACAACTTAATAATATTGCTAGAGCTCACTTAATGACAATGGATTTTAGAGTATTTGGAAAAACATTAAAACCAACTAGTGAAAAAATCAATATTGATAAAGAGATAGAAATGGAAGGAATTACAGAAGCAAGTTTAGGTTCATCATATGGATCAATTAAAACAAGTTATCAACCACTTGATAGTGTTAAGATAGTTGTTAAACATTCAAAACCTGTAAATGAAGAAATACGTGGTGCTAGAAGCAGAAACATTAGCAAGATTTTTATTCAAGCAAATGAAGAACGTTTCTTGTTCCCAAGTAAAAATTTACAAGGTGCAAGAGCAATGGCAAGACATATTTACAATGGTGGAGCAATGCATGACACAGTTGGAGAAAGCATTGTACAAATGTGTAAAGATATTAGAACTTTAAGAGAGTTTGTTAGATATGTCTCTACAAAAGGACTAATAAATGAAGCAAACAGTGAATATGTAACACTTGCAAAAGAACATATTGAAAGTATAAAAACTACATTCAAAAGAGTTGCTGGTGCAAAGTCATACAGTAAAGCAGTTGAAAGTTTAAATGAATATGACAATATTGAAATTGTAAATGAAGTAAATTTAGAAGACCATTTCACTGAAACACATTTTGATAACAAAGTTGGTAATGCACATGAAACACTTTCAAAATTAGTTAATAAAAAATCAGCATTTGAAAGTTATATTATGAATGCTATAGAATCTGAAACATTTGAAGGTGCAAAAGAAGTTATTGAAGAAGATCCTTTAGAGTTTGCAAATCCACACAGCAAATTAGGTTATCAAGTAAGTCAATTAAGTACTGTAGTTGCTAATCAAAGACTTGCTAATTACTTAGGTAGCATTGGAAGTAAACTATCAGATGGTGGAAGTTTAGATCCTATGGAGTATAGAGCAGTTAAGGCTTCTTTATTATCTGCACAACAACCTACAAATGTAGCAATGGCAGAAGATTTAGCAGAAAACAAATCAAAAGAATACGAAAAATTTATTGACAGTTTTGTTATTTTTGATAAATAATTTTTAACTACTTGTCAGCAGTAGTATAAAAAGGTTGACAACATGGCACAAAGAAAGTAAACTAGGCACATAGTAAACACAATTCGTTTACAAACATGGCACAAACATATAAGGAGAAACATTATGGCATCTTTGGCAGAAATTAGAGCAAAACTACAGGCAATGGAAAGTAAAAGTTCCGGAAGCCAATCACAATCCGGCGGAGACAACGCCATTTACCCACACTGGAATATCGACGAAGGCACTTCAGCAGTACTGAGGTTCTTACCTGATGAAGATCCAGATAACACATTTTTCTGGGTTGAAAGACAAATGATACGTTTGACTTTTCCAGGTGTTAAGGGTGGCGATATGAAACCCGTAACTGTACAAGTACCTTGTGCAGAAATGTATGGAGATACATGTCCTGTATTAACTGAGGTTCGTCCTTGGTTTAAAGATTCAAGTCTTGAAGATATGGGCAGAAAGTATTGGAAAAAACGTTCATACATTTTCCAAGGATTTGTAACAGAAAATCCTCTTTCAGAGGAATCACCTGAAAATCCAATCAGGAGATTTGTAATTTCACCTCAAATCTTTAACATTATTAAATCAGCATTGATGGACCCAGACATGGAGAACATGCCAACTGATTATATGAATGGTACAGATTTTAGGGTAACTAAAACAACCAAAGGTCAATACGCAGACTACAGCACATCTAAATGGGCTCGTAAAGAAAGAGCATTAGATGAAAATGAACTTGCGGCTATTGACTCAAATGGTCTTTACAACTTATCTGACTTTTTACCAAAAAGACCTGGTGAAGAAGAACTACAAGCAATCGCTGAAATGTTCCAAGCATCAGTTGACGGTGAATTGTATGATGTTGAAAGATGGGGTAACTTCTACAAGCCTTACGGCGTAGATGTTCCTAAAACAGCAACGCAAAAAACTACAGAATCAGCACAAGCACCAGCGGCTAATCCGGCTCCGGCTCCGGTAGTTGAAAAAGAGGCAGAGCCAACTGCCCCTCTTTCTGAAGCAGTTGAAACTCAAGCAACTGCGGCTGAACCTAAGGCTGAACCAGTAGCAGAAACCAGTGGCGAGAAACCAAGTGCAGATGATATTCTGAACATGATTAGAAACCGTAGTTCATAAGGAGACTAACATGCAGAAACCATTTGACTTAAACAAATTCAGAACGGGTTTGACTAAAAGCATCAGCGGTATTAGTGCTGGCTTTCATGACCCTCAGGATTGGGTATCGACTGGTAACTACACTTTAAATTATCTTATAAGTGGGGACTTCAAAAAAGGAGTTCCCCTTGGTAAGGTGAGTGTATTTGCAGGAGAATCCGGTTCGGGCAAAAGTTTTATTTGTTCTGGTAACCTTGTGAAAAACGCACAGGATCAAGGCTGTCAAGTAGTATTATTTGATAGCGAAAACGCACTGGATGAAGAATGGCTACAAGCATTAGATGTTGATACTAATCCTGAGAAACTTCTCAAAATTAGTGTTAGCATGATTGATGACGTTGCTAAAACAATCAGTGATTTTGTAAAAGACTATAAATCTAACTATGGTGATTTACCATATGAAGAACAACCTAAAATGTTATTTGTAATTGACAGTTTGGGTATGTTATTAACACCTACAGATGTTGACCAATTCCAAAAAGGTGATATGAAAGGTGATATGGGTAGAAAGCCAAAGGCATTAACGGCCCTAGTTAGAAATACAGTAAATTCATTGGCACCACATCCAATTGGTCTAATAGCAACTAACCATACTTATGCATCACAAGACATGTTTGACCCTGATGATAAGATATCAGGCGGACAAGGTTTTATATATGCAAGTAGTATTGTTATTGCAATGAAAAAACTTAAACTTAAAGAAGATGCTGACGGTAATAAAGTATCAACGGTACAAGGAATTCGTGCCGCTTGTAAAGTTATGAAAACACGTTACAGCAAACCTTTTGAAAGTGTACAAGTTAAAATACCTTATGAAACTGGAATGGACCCATACAGTGGTATGGTAGAAATGCTAGAAGCAAAAGGTATCTTAGAGAAAGTTGGTAATAAACTATCTTATGTCTCGCCTATTACAGGTGAAGAAATAAAAGAGTTCAGAAAAGGATGGACTGGCGATAAACTTGAAATAATTATGCAAGAGTTCGGACAAAATCCTAAAAAGGATAATGATGCCGAAGACGACATTGATGTCGGTGAACTTGACAATTTTAATGAAGAGGACTTAATCGATGAATCCTGATATTTTATTACTTGTAAGTGTTTGGGACAGTATGAAACATTATGTTCCAAAGAAGGATCGTATAGAAGCGGCAGAACATCTAGTCAGAGTATTTGATGAAGAAGCCGACATGGGTAATCTACAAGAAGATATTGACACTTTTGATACTGCTCTTAAAACAGCAGTAGCAAGTCATTATGGTGTAGATGATTACGATGAAGACGAAGACGAGTGGAACTAAGTTATGGCAGGTTGGTATAATTCAGTAGTAGCAGATTTAGGCAAAATTGTTGACTCAATTGAATACTACGAAAAAGAATTAGAAGAAGCCAAATACGAATGCAGTATTAAAGGCAGTCTAGAGAAATCTAGTTCTGCCTTACCTGGCATTACAGAACATCGTTTTAATCAACTTCAGGAAATTGAAGCAATACTAGAACACTTAAATATAGAACTTCGCAAAGAACGTTCTAAAACATTTCGTAAATACTTAGAAAATTACAATAGAGCATTGAGCAGTAGAGATGCTGAAAAGTTTGTTGATAGTGAAGATAGTGTTATAGACCTAACACACCTTTGCAACCAATATGCATTGTTGCGTAATAAGTATTTAGGAATAATGAAAGGTCTCGATACCAAGCAATGGCAGATAGGTCATATTACTAGACTAAGAACTGCAGGCATGGAAGATATCGTTATTGGCTAAATGATACATGTTTTTATAAATGGCAGACTTGCTAAAAAACAAGATGTCATTTTATCATCAGAATCTTTACTTAATACACTTTGCCCAAACTGTAATGCTACAGTTGATGTAAATATAGAAATTTTAACAAAAGTAGATGAAAATTTAGCAGGGTATTGTTGGGGAGATTCAGAACACATAGAAATTGAACTAGCAAGAAAAAGCAACGATTACACATATACCAGAGAAGAGTTTTTACTTAATTTAACACATGAATTAGTTCATGCAAAACAATTAATCAATAAGCAATTTGAATTCAAGTTACAAGAAGAATTAATTAAAAATTTACCTTACAATAAACTTCCGTGGGAAGAAGAAGCATATGGATTAGAAAATTCTTTATTTGAAGAGTTTTTTAAAAGGTTGACATAGTATCCAATTTTTAGTAAAATAATTACATTATAAATTTTAGGAGTAAATATGAGTGACCAATTTCAATTCCAATACGATAGCAAAGAATCTTTTGATACTAATTACACTAAATGGCGTCAAATGAATATTGAGGAAAGATCCGCTTGGAGTGAGCCACAACTTACTGATGACGAAGCATCTATTCTTTTTAGCAAATTGTTTGGACAATACAAACTACAAGGAACAAAATAATTATGCCCACCCATGCAATGATAGATATTGAAACTTTGGCAACTACGCCAGAAGCAGTAATACTCAGTGTGGGTGGCGTAAAGTTTAATCCTTACACAAACGAAGAACCGCATAGTTTTTTAGATTTTAAATTAGACATTGACGAGCAAACTGCAATGAATCGCGATGTTGACAATGGTACTTTACAATGGTGGGCAAAGCAACCACCACATATTAGAGACAAAGCATTTTCAGATGAAGATAGAACTAATATAACAGAATTCACAAAATCTCTTAATAAATGGCTTGTAGGCTGTGACGAAATATGGTGTCAAGG